AAATATGGGTCTAAATCAGATCCATATGAACTTTCAATGGGACCTGAAGCTAATTTAGAGAAAGCTATTGGAAGTCAATTATTTAAAAATGTATATGGAAAAGATATTAATACTCTTGATCTAGATCATTCACTTCTTAGAGAATTAATGAACACGAATATTGACGATTTCCAGACATTATATGGAAGTGAAACAGGTCAAAAAATAATTCAAAGTGTTTTTGCACATTACAATAATACAATAACTCGAAATTATACAGCTCGATTAGGATTAGGCAAAGATTATTTAACAGAACGACAAAAACAAAAAGGAGTTAAAGAAAAAGCAATTATAGATTTTTATTCAAAACAAATTATTGCGAATATAAAAAAAGCACATGATCTTAATTTAGAAGATGTAAAATATAAAAATAAACGAAGAATAAACAGACAAAAAGCAGATCTTAAGAAAGCTAGCGATAAAGGTAATCTACTGTTAGCACAAAATATTGCTAAAAATAAAGACTTAGATGATGAAAAACACAAGGAAAAGATGGCTAAACTTAAAAGAGAGCATGATTTTGATTTAGCAGAGCATAAAGATATATTAACAAGAGATCTTACTATAGATGAAATGAAAGCTAAATTACAGCTTAAACTACGAACACTGCCATTATTGGAAAATAAAAATCATTTTCTCCTTAAAAATAACGAAACAGGTGAAACAGAAATGATCGCTGTTGGGGAACAATCAGGAAAAGCTAGTACTATACGTTTAGGACAATATAGTAAATTAAGACTACCTCTTACTGTTCAATCTGGAGAAGTACCTCAAAAAGCAACTTATCAAAAAGTACAAGATGAATGGAGAACTGCAGCAAGTTTAACAAGAGAATTAGGTTTAATCAATAAATATCTAACTTCTGAAGATGGAATGTACGCATTAACTGGTTGGGATAAAGGAGCACGATCTATTCTTAAATGGATGAATGCATCAAGACCAGGAATTAAATTACGAGAGCTATTACTTTTTGAACCATTTACATCAAAATTTGCTGAAAACCAATTAAGAGAATTACGAAGATTTGAACAATTTAGACAAAATGCTGAAAATCAATTTCTTAGATTTAGAAAATTTATTACGGGTGTAGCAGGTGGTTTTGAAGAAATGAAACAAATTAAGAATGCATTTTTTGATATAGAAGAAGATGATGCTCTGACTTTATCGTACAAAGTTCAAGGATTAATGAAATTACAGCAAAGAATTTATTCTGCTGCAGATCAAATCTTAAAAAATAATCAAATTACTTCAGATGAAAAAATGAATCAATTGAATACAATAGTTAAACAAGCATTAACTAAATCTCAGTTTAATATTCAAGATGATTTAGGATTAAGAGAAGTAGGAATAACAACATTAAACCCAATAACTGGAGGAGCACCTCCATTTGATACAAATACAATCTTAAATGAAATGCAAGATATATTAAAAAAGAAAGGTATTAACTAATGCCTCCTCTTAGTTCAACACAACAACAATTTAGTTCAACACAACAACAATATCTGGATAATTTAAAAACTTTAGATCCTGATTCACTTGATCCTGAAGATCTTAGGCTATTAGATCTTCTAACACAATCAGAGAGTAAAATTATGTTAGATCCGGCTCTTAATGTAGACGATCTTGCACCTCTACAAGATAATTTTAATAAAGCCGAAGGAAATACTGAATATGATAAAGGTATTTTTGAAAGTATGTTAGAAAGTTGGGGTCCTCTTATTGGGGGAACATTTGGCGGGATTAATCCTGCTACAGTAACGATTGGTACTATGGCTGGAGAAGTTGTTCAACAAGCATATGAAACAATGACTGAGAATCCTAATGCTCCACAAACTATAACTGAATCTTTGCGTAGAATAGGCGGAGAAGGGCTTGTAGGAAATATTGGAACAAGAATTGGTGGAAAAGCTACTGATATTGGAGGTGGTATTTTAAAACGTTTAGGGAAAGGAATAATGGGAGCAAAAATTCCCGGTACTCAAATGAATCCTTTGGGAAAAATAATGGAAACTCTAAAAGCACCTACTGGTAGGTCATTATTGCCAGAGGAAGCTTTAGCTGTTGAAGCATCAAAACGGGTCGGAGTTCAATTAACCCCATTTGAAATTAAAAAAACACCAATTTTAGGAAGATTAGAAACATATGGAACACAAGGATTAATTTCTGGAAATATCATGAGGAAATTTACTAAAGCAAGAGTTGAAGCTATCAATTCCTTTCGAGAATCTTTGATTAATAAAATAGGTGGACCAGAAAAATCACTTGAAGCTTTAGGTGATTATCTAATTAAATCAATTCAATTATCTTTAGTTACTACTGATAAAGCTTTTGCTAAAAAATTAGGATTAAGTACTAGTCAAGCGACAGATTTATTAAATACTGGAGGAACAAATTTTGGGAGTAAATGGGGTGAAGGAGCAGAAGAAACTTATAAAGAATTAATAAAAAATGTAGGAAGAATTAAACCGCAACTTGAAGGAATTATAAGACAATTAGGAGTTTCACCAAAGTTAACTAAAGCTGGAGTATTAAAAGAAAGTTTAGCAAAAACATTAGCTAAATCTGGAACAACTTCGGGTCAATTAATAAATAGAGTATTTATTCCTAATAATGCAAAAAATCTTACAGCTCTTAGAACTTTAATGGGTCAAGATTGGCCTATGTTTCAACGAGCATTGGTTACAAAATTAATTGGTGGAACTACATTTAATCTTAAAGGATTAAAAGGAGAATTAGCTAGATTAGGAGATGATTCTTTAAGAGCTGTTTTAGATAAAGCAACAATTGATGGGCTTAGAGATTTGGGTGAAGTAGGGGTAAAAACAGGTATAGGTAAACTTGAAGAAGTTGGAGCTAACCGCTTATCTTTTAATATGCTTAATTTAGTTGAAGGTGGATTAGCTGTTAATGTTTTAAGATCAGGATCTAAATCCAAGTTGCTCTCTATAGCTTTATTTCTTTCTCCTTCTATGATTGCCAAATTAGTAACAAGTCCTGGTGGTATTCAATATTTAACAACAGGATTTAAAATGTCAGCAAAAAATAAGCAAGCTATGGAAGTGGCAAAAGGAATTGCAAGAGCTGTTGTTGCTTCTCCTTCTGGATTAGCTGCTCGTAGTGCTTTAACAAGTCAAGTTCAACCTCGTTCTATCGAATCAGGTAGACAAGCTCAAAATCCTTTTGGTGGTTTACTTGGTGGAGGTCCTAATGTTCGATGAACTTAGTGATTGGATTTGGACTGCTCTCTTTGCTCTTGTTGGAGTTGTATATAAAAGTCATAAAGACAGACTTCATGAAATTGAAGAAGAATTACGCACCTATCAACATGAACAAAGTAATTTAATGACTGTATTTGTAACAAAAGATTATATTGAAAAGGATGTAAAACCCATACTGCATAGTATGGAAACAGAGATTGGGACCTTATTAACACAAACGGCAGATCTGGTAAAACGTGCAGAATACAAGATGGATTTAACAGCAGTACATGAAAGAATTAACTCACTTGAAAAACGAAAGCGTGATAAGGAGGTATAAAATGATTAAGAGTGTAATGATGGTGGTTGATAAAATAATGCCCGGGCAAAAAACATACTGTTTAATGATTTTAGGTATGGGTATGATGGTTTGCCAAATGCTGGGGTATCATACTTTTTCTCAAGAAGCATGGGGTATGTTAGGAGTAGGTGGAGCAACCACTTGGAAAATGGGAATGGATCGAGATAAATGACCCTAACTTTATTAGTTACGGGTTTTATTGTTTTTGTAGGCTTTGTCTACATGATAGCAAGATGGAGAACTAAATCAGTAGTTGAAGGATTAAAACTTGACAGACTCAAAAGAGGGCTTGATATTGCCAAGGAACGTGATAAAAAATGGGTGGAACTCGATAAGAAACGTGAAAATCCTATTACTCGTAGTGATGCTTTGCGTTGGTGGGATCGTAGGATGCGTAAGTAGTTATGATTATATCATTCGTGATCCGGACCCGTTAGAAGAAATCTTAGATAAAAAAAGTCAAACTTTGCTCTTACCCCAATGGGAATGGAAAGGTTGTCAGTGCGATGAAGGTGTTATTTGTATGAAAGAACAAGATTTTATTTTGTTCACACAATTTATGATTGCAGCAGAAAATGCTTTATTAAAACATGGAGTTCAAGTGAAATATTTTAAAGAGTAGGTACATATCTTTTATTAGTATAAAAAGGATTATTTGATCTTTTTGTTATTTGACCGTCTTTATCCATATCTTCTGGTTGTATTACTCTTAATACTTTACCGTCTTTATCCATAATTTTGCAAGGAAAAATTCGTTGGTATGTACCTACAGCCTTGTCATCCAGTGGAAATAATGATCGCTCTAAATTTAAACTTCCTCTTAACATTATCTCTTTTCCTTTAGTGTATAAGTTGTTCCTTTTTTAGTTCCAGTACAGGATAATGATTCTTCTACATCACCTTGCTCAATTAATGTTCTCATTACTTGTTTAAAATCTTCTGCATTCAAATAATGACTATTCTTTTTTAATAGAATAGAATGAGCAGATTTCCCTCCCATTTTTTCTAACTGTCTTAAAACTCGATCAATATCTTTGCTGGATTTTGAAAATGCAGCTCCTCGATAAGCTAAATGCATTAAAATTTCTGCTTTTTCAATAATATTAACCGCAAGTTCAATATGTCTTTTTTCTATTTTTAAAGAAGCTGAATCGGAAGCACTAACACACATAGCTAATTTAAGACAATGGTCACCTTTCCGTCCATCAAATCCTCTAAGTCTAAGATCTTTCGGCTCAACTAATGTATTATACCAGTTTTCGTAGTATTCAATACTTTCTTTTGTATATTCCATCATGCCAACCATTCTACGAAGTCGATGCATGTCTAGCATTAATTCTTTTTTATGTAAAAGTTGCTCTTCTGTAATAACAGGCCATGCAATTCTTTGTCGTGGTTCTTCTGCTACAACAAAGATAACCCGACCCGTAAAACCTCCCTCTACAGTCTCTCCTGGCATTGAATTTGACATCCAATCAAGAGTTGTTGCTCCTAATAAATTAATACATATATTAGACATTTCAAATTTACCCGCACCTTTTGTTTTATAATCGTCATATCGAGGACAGGTATACCATGAAGTTAAGAGAGGAACTAATCCTGATTGAAAAGCACTAACTCCTAAAAATGTAGCAAGTTCTGGTGCATAAATAACAATATCATTATTTAAACTTTCCGTACTTGCAAGTTCTGTGCAGATAAATTCTGCTGTCATTTTTTGTCTATAAATTCTACATAATTTTGAATCTCGCAACATGTCATCCAGAGCAATGTCAGTAGCACTTGATTTTCTACATCTTGCACTTTCGGCTACTAAAACAATATACATATTAGGAAATAATGTATAAGTTCCTTTGTATGTATTGACATTTCGGCCTAGTAAAGATGCAATCAAAGATAATCCAGACCATAAATGAAATTTTGTTGGACTTTCAGTTCCTTTTGTATATTCAAGATATTTGTATAAAAATGAATGTTTTGATAAAAGTTTAAGACCTTCTCCCTCGTAATCGACTTTCATTAATTCCTCCCTGCACTTTTCCAGTCAGTCCCTACTCCAATATCAACTGGAATAACAACTTCTCTGCCATTAATGGTAATTGGTTGACTTAATTCTTTTTTAATTAAAGTAATAACTTTTTCTTGATCTTTTATTTTGCATTGAATTACAAGTTCATCATGAATTTGTAAAAGTATTTGTGCTCTAGGTGGTAATTGAGGTTCTAATCTAACTGCACCTCGATTAATATGATCAGAAGCAGTAGATTGAGGAATGAAAGCAATAGCAGCTCTATATAAATTATCCCCTAATATATCAAAAAATTTTCGTTTTCTGCCAAATGGAGTAATCAAGGTTCTAGTTTTTTTGATTTGTTCTCGAATTTTATCATGCCAAACTCCTAACTTGAATAATGAGTAGTATCGTCCTAATAATTTTTTTGCTTCATTTCTAGGTAAATCAATAATTGAGGCAAATTTTTGTACTCCAATTAAATAATTTGCAGCATGAACGCATGTTTTTCCTTTCTTTCTTTCAGCACTATTTTTCCCAATATGTTCAAGAGGAATAGATAAAACCATAGATGCAACTTTGCTATGAATATCTTCTCCATTTTCAAAAACTTTCATCATGGTAGGATCTTCAGCAAGATAAGCAACTAAACGTGCTTCAACTTGACTAAGATCTACTTTAATTAAAATAAATCCGGGGTCAGAAATAAAAATATCTCTAATTTTTTCAGGAATATTTTGCATGTTAAGGCCAGTTCCATAGATATTTTCAGCACTGGATAACCGACCCGTTTCTGTACCATGAACAAGCCAACTAGGTCTACATCTTTCATCATGATCCCAAAACTCTTTTAAGTATGTGGAGATCATTTTTCGCAGTCCTCTAACTTCTAAAATTAAATCAAAAATAGTCATAGGAAAATTTTTGTTTAATTTAATGAGAGCTTCTTCGTTAGTTGTAGTTTTACCTGTTGCTCTGTGGAATTGTTTTGGAAGGCCAAGTTCATCATAAATTAAAACTGCAAGAGCTTTGGGAGAATTTGCATTTAATTCATAACCAACTTCTGTATTTAATTTTTTTTGTGCTTGATCTAATTTTTGAGTATACGCATTAAAATATTTTTTAACTTTTTTAACGTCAACTTTAATACCTGTATTACTAGCTTTAAATAACAAAGTAGCAAGTGGCATTTGATACCCATGGAAGTAATCATGCATTCCCTCCGTCTTTAAATCTTCCTCTAAAACTTCATAAATTTCATATGTAACAGTACAATCTTTACAATTGTAGGTATATAAAACCTCTGGTCCCCATGCACCATCTTTAGCTTCGTCCTTGAAATATGGTTCCCAAGTATATATCGAGGTCTGTAGCCCTAAGTTTTTTCGCAATTCGCTTAGTAAACAATGATGAGCAATCATAGTATCCATCAAGATCGGATAGATTTCCCCGACCCATGGATATAAGACGTTTAACTCGAACATCATGTTTTGTATAATTTTTCCAACCTGAGGGTTTGTAAGAACAGCCGTCATCTGTTGCCATAAGAACTTTTCTTGTTCTATCGTCCATACTGCATTTCCTCCTTCATATAAAGGAATACAAGCAGCAAAGTCCCTCGAATCTGCAAATCCCACACATTTAATATAATTAGCTCCCATATCTGTCTCGATATCAACAGAAACTTTGGGAGCTTTATTAAATCTTTCTAATAATTCGCAACATTCCTCGAATGTAGGATTTATTTTAAATGTACGTTTGGGTATTTTGTATTTATTTTGTAAAATGTCCCTTACTTTAATCATATCATACATAACAAGAGCAGTCTCTTTATATTGTCCTTTTAAACAATAATCTGGATGTAATGTTGGTATGATAACTTGGGCTGGAAAATGAGGAGATTCAAGAACAGAACCTCTCCATTTTGTGATACCAGATTTATTTCCGGTTAGTGCTTTTAAAGTTTTATTTCCTAGCGGGATTATTAATTTAAGATTTGATAATTTACCAAGTTCTTCACATAATACTGTTTGAGCAGTATTTATATCCGCAGTATCTTGTGTTTTGAATAAAGATGTTATATAAACATCTTCACGTTTTAATCCACTTTGTTTTAAAAGTCTGGTAAATAATCTACCTCGCTCTCCAACTAAAGGCATACATGCCTTTAGTTCTTCGTTGGAAGGAGCATCACAAATAATAGCAACTTTACTTGTTACGGGACCTGTTGATTGTATTGTCGGTAGAGTCAATGATATCTGCACGAATAGCTCCTTCAATTTTAGTGTCTAATGATTTTAAAGCGTTCATAAAATCTCTCATACCTGCACGATAATATCGACTTCTATCTCCATATCTAGTACATCTACCTTCAAAAAAATCGAACACATCTTTATCAATTTTTACATGTACGGATACAATTTCCATTATTAATTCCTTTCTAAATTTAAAATAGCATCACAAACTTCTTTTGCATCATTTGCTATTGTTTGTGGAGTAAAATCTTTATCTATTTTAAGGGATGGATTAGATAATAAAGCATGTGCCATTGATGTAATTATTATTTGGCGATTGGTCATTACTCGAATAATATCTGGTTCTGGAAATATTTTTTCATTCACTCTTGTACCTCCGTTTCATTAATTCAGTGTAGCCCATGATGTCATCATAATTATCAAGATGCTTTGGGTTTGAAATCATTCTGGTTATCTTTAGGCATAACATTCTTACAGTAAAAATATCTGCAGATTCTACGTTAACTCCTATACCATTAATATAATCTTCGATAACTGTAGCCATATCTTCAGCACACGAATGTTGAAGTGTTGCATCTCCGTATTGTGTATGCCGTTGCTCTAAAATTTCGCTATAGGATTTTGTCATTTAGTCATTTCCTCTAAATTTTTAATTGTTTCTTTCATTCGTTTAAAATTTTCATCTTTTCGTTTTAATTTTCCTTCTAAGTATGTGATATATGTGACAAGAGAATCCCAGCATTTATAAGCACAAGTATCAACTCCCCCAATTTTTCTTAATTCTTTTCGTAGTTTGTCCATTTCAAAATCAGGGCGTTCTAATTTATGCCTTAAATCAACTTTTGCCTTTATGGGAAAGTGTGGGGTTAACATTTTGTTTCCTCCGTATGTGAAAATAAAGGGTTAGGTAGCTGATAATTATAACCAAACATATATTTTCCGACACCAGATATAGATATTTGATTACTTTCTCGTTATTCCGAAAACACCCACTTAAACACAACGTGCTCTAACAATTGATTTTAAGTTTCAGTTAAAGGATACTACCTAACCCTAAGTTTTAAATAAAGGAGGGAGTATAATCTTGATGTCCCTCGGCACCATGAAATACTCTTGCAATATTTCCGCCTTGCAAGATTCTGGATTATTCAGATTAGAGGAGGCGGGGCTAACTTACGAAAGATTTAATCTTGTTAAAGATTTTCCCACTACCATCAGTAGCAGGATCTTCCACAATGTTAGCCTGACAAGATCTGCCAGCATAATCTGAAGTATCAATAGATGAACCATTCCAGGGTTTTCCCATAGCAACACAGACATTGGTTAAAAACCCAATTCCAGAATTATTCCCATTATGAGGAAGAGGTGCAAAATATTTCAATGTTTTACCATTGAAATCAGGATTTGCATTTTCAATGACAGAAAATGAAAAAGTAAGGCGTGGACGACCATTTTGTGACGTACCTAATTCACAGTTGGTGCAGGATAGTGCATAAGTTCCTGCGGGCAGAGGTTTAAATGCTTTTGATGATTCTGTAACAGCTTCATCACATGAGATCCCTAAGTCAATTACTGGCATACTATTCTCCTTTGTTAAAATAATTATAAAATGTTGATAATAAAACAGTTGAATTAAATTTCTTTATCCTCCTCAATTTTATAATAAAATGGAACGCCTAATGAGATAGACATTGATTTATTTTGATGAAAATTTTTAAAACATACCATGTTACAAACAACTTTTTCATGATGAATAGCTAAGGTTGCTGTTGTTAAAGCAACTCCTTTATTTTGCTTTAGTTTTTCACCACATTCAGCACATTTTAAATTCATTTTACACCTGCCATTTTTATTAGTTCATTAAAATGTGGAGTAAGATAGGATTCTAGTACGTCTTTATTCAATAACCTAGACTTAGCCTCATATATCCCACTACTCCGTGATAATAATTTATAAATAGATGGTTTACCAAAAACTGTTTCAACTTCACTATGGTAAACTTCATCAAAAAAAGCAGTATATTTATTTTTAAGCTGTCCTTGAAAAGCTGGTTTTATGAAAATCCGACCCGTTGCCTCTTCTCTTTGAACATCTTCGTGACAAATACATAAACTATGTTTACCACTATTCCTAACTTTCATAATAAATGCTTTCATACCTTGATAAAATGCTTCCCAATCTGAAAATTCTGGTTTTTGTCTCCGATTTAATTGACAAATATGTTTCATACATATTTCTGCAACTTCACTCATGCTATCAATTATGATAGATTCATAATCAGATCTAATTGTTTCATCCAGTACATCATTAATTTCGACAAAAGAACTATCATATAATTCAACATAAGCAACATCACTACCTCGGATACTTAATAATCCTTTATTTAGATCAAGAAAAAATGGATTTGGAAAAGTAGCTCCTAGGGTAGTTTTACCTGTACCAGCTTTCCCATAAACAGTTGCACTTAATTTTATGGTTGAACTGTCCATATCTTTAGCATTTTTAATTTTCATTTGAATCTCCCTCGTCAACAATTAATTTTAAACCATGATGTTTTAGGTAAGTTATTGGTTTTTCAACCCGAATATTTATTTTATAATCAAGGTATTCAGATTCGGCTTTCATTAATTGATCTCTTGCATTTTCTATATCTAATAGAAGTTGTTTTAATTTTAGTTTTATTTTACTTTCTACATGAGATTGAATTTCTTCTCTTGCTTGTTTATCAAGTTCTTCAGCATTTACTTTTACTTTTATTGAAATCATTTAGATACCTCCGTTATTGTTCTTGCTCCAGAGAATGGTTCCCACATTTCTTTTTCAAACATGGCTTCTTTAATTGAGGTATAGGTTTCTCCTTCTCCAGCGTGACATAACTCAATGTAGGGGCATCTCCCATACTGCGTACAAGAACTTGTATTTCTTGGGAAGAATTCTGATCTACAGCATTCTTGGACTTGGTCTGACAGCCACACTGCTTCTTTTCTCCATCTTTCGAGTTCTGCGTCATTTCGTGTTGTTTCCTCTCGATTAAATGTTATGGTGTCCTCTATTCTTTCAGTTTTACGGCCTTTTCTAAAATAGAGTTGGTTTAAAATCGCACCCGTTACATTTTGTCCTGTTAATTCTCGTACTCCATAAATATATCCATCAATTTGATGATTAGGTTTAGGAATAAGAAATCCTCGGTGAGCACTGGTTTTATGTTCAAACACCATAACCTCACCTCTATCTCGATATTTAATTAAACCATCACACCGAAATAAAAAAGCAAATGATCCCATATCAACAGCACCACCAATTTCTAAATCTAGAATATCAAAAGGTTCATCAGCAAAATATTCTCGATATTTTTTGGTGATAGCTAGTCCTTTTATTGCGGTTCTAATTCCAGTATCATCTTCACCCTCATATGGACCCCATCTAACACAAAAAGCTCTATCCATTTGATTAGCATCTTGATGTGTATACCATGATTCTAGTGCATCATGTAAAGCACTGCCAAATTCTGGTTTTGCTTTGATAGAACTTATTTTTGGAACTAAATAATCAATATGACGATATTCAAAATAACGTGGACATTTCCTAAAATCGTTCATCATGGATGTATCTAATTCTTCAATTATTTTCATATTTATCCTTTCTCTAACCCTGATATATCCAGGGCTGTCTCTTCAGATATATGACCTTCCTTGATTAATGGTACGAGAGCACCAAAACATAGATTTTTTTCTTCTTCTAGGTTAGAAGTTCCTCGCTTCATTTTTCCTTTTATAGAAAGTATTAATTTTTGGTTACAAATTTTTATTATTTCCTCTTTACTCCATTTTTTTACAATTTCCTCTAAGGTAGTAAAAATATTATGTTGCTCACTTACCTCCTTTCCATCATTAGAGACTGTTATTTGCTCTTTTTTCACAATATTTAATCTCCTTGGTTAACGAATAATATTATTTTCACCGATTGTTTCTCCTCCCCATGGCATGGATGTTTGTCTATCTTTTGCTTTAGTTTTAATGGGAGGATCTTCTTCTAAATTCCTATGTGGTTCTGTGTCCATATAAGATTGTTCCATATTATCCATCATAGCGTCAGCAATAAGATAGCTGGCTTCGGCTACAAATGTAGATGCTTTTTTTAACTGTAATGGACCTTCATAACGCATGATAAGAGCGTGCATAGCTTGGGTAGCAAAACGTAACCTATCAGGATCATTTAAAGTATAAAATTTATCCATTATATTCTCCGGGTATAACCTAAATCTGTTAATAAAGTAAGAATATCTTCCTTGGTACTATTAATAATAATAGTTCTTAATTGTTTCTTAGATATTTTTTTAAGTTCAATTCGTCTAAACATAGATTCTACTGTTTTATTTCGTTTTTTTATTAATTGTTCATAATTTAGAACTGAGGGAGTAGAAGAATAATTATTATCTTCTAACTCCCTCAATTCACCCCTTGGTGCTACTGGTTCGGCACCCGTTGGATAGTATCCGATATCAGTTAATATCGTACCTATTTTTGTTGCTTTCATAGTGTTCTTGTTCCAGTTCACCTAGATAATCATTTACTCGAGTTAATAATTTTATGTAATGGCTTCCTATTAATTTTGCTAACACTTTTGCTCTTTCGAGATCCTGAGTCTCCTCTACTTTTTTTAGTAAATCCGCTATTAACTCTTCTTGGTCCATCTTTCTGCTCCTTTTCTGTAAGATATATAGAAAGATCTTCCCAAATATCATCTATAAGACTATAAGTCAATCGTAATAAATGACGTAAATATGATTCTTTTTTTGTTTTATGTGCATGTTCTACTTCAAATAAGGTTACATACATAGCATTCATTTGTTCTCTAGTTTTTTTCATAAGGTTTTTGTTTCCATAGTTTATCTAATTTATCAATTTCTTTCTGGTCTTTTGAATTTATTTTAGATTCAGATTTTGATACTTCAGCACGATAAATTGCAATATTATTATCGACCTCTAAATTAAGATCTTCAATTTCATATCCAAGGTCTTTTAAAACTTTAGCAATATGTTCTTTTGATGGAGCATTATTTAGAACATTTTCAGTATCTTTCGCCATTAATGCACTGTAATGCGTCATTATATCCTCCATATCTATTCCAGATTCTTTAAATTCAGTGCTTTCTTTATAATCATCAATAATATGGCGAAATTCTACCAGACCAATAAAAAAGCCGATACTAATAATAATAGCTTGTTTTGCTTCTTTGGTTAGATTATCTGTATCTAGATTTTTTTTTAATACCTCATGAGCCATGTATGTTTTAGCAAGACCCATAGCATCACACATTAAGGCTAATTTTATAACGGATATTTCTACTGTAGGTTTATCAAACATATTTTTCTCCTGTAATTAAATGGCATTTAAAGTAATAAAGTGCAATCTACGTGCCGAAAGGTTAGTTTACACAAAATTACATTATGTGCCGGGATAGTTCGGATTATTTTTTGTTCCTGATAATATTTTTAATAAGATCTATTAGATGAAATGGAAATTCTTCGACACTAGGACAAACAACACTATGTTTATAATAGTGCTTTACAGCATGACATCCTTCACTTCCTATACCAATTCCAATAGGAAGAGTTTTTAATATATGATGTGCATAATTTAATTGTTCTGGTAATCTAAATTTTCTATGCTTGGGAGTTGGAACTGGCATACCATCGCTAAAAACAATTAAATATTTTTGATTTCCAGTTTGTTTTTGTAATTTATGTGTAGCTTGAGCAACAGCCCAACCATCTGAATTATATCTAGCATGATTACAATGTACTTCCTGAGCCATATCATTCCACATCTCACAATAAACTTCTCTTGTTAATGATTCTCGGAAATCTTTATATAACAAAATTCTATCTGTAAATGATATAATATTGACTGGAATTGCTAATTTTTGGAGAGCTTCTCCTACACTAGCAGCACCTAAAAAAGCATTAAAAGCCTTTCTTTGACCTACCATAGAACCAGACAAATCTACTAATAAAGTAAAAACATAGTCTAGATCAATAGGTTTTGTTCTTTTTTCCCATGCTTTTGAGTCAAAGGCATCTATATTTTGAGCAATTTCACTAATTCTCTTAACTACTCCAATATTTCCACCCATTTTATGCATAGCCTCTCTGCGTCTTGCTCGTTTTTCTTTAAAAATTGGTCTTAGTTCGTTAGCTAATAATTCTGATAAAGTACCAAGAGTTACTTTTATACGAGCGTCAGTTTCATTAGGAGGTATTTCTTTCTCCATATCTGATACTTCATTTTCTTCCTCAGCTTCATTTGTTTTTTTCTTTTCAAATCTCTCCTTTTCATTTTGGTGTAGTTTAACAACCTGTTTGGTTATTTGTTGTGATAATTTACTCACCATTTTAGGATCTACATACTCTGAAGTTATGTTTTCTGTTACATTATGTGAAGAATTAAGAAATGTTGGTAAATCAATCGTTTTTTCTTCGTTCCATGTTTTCTTTTTTTCTTGCGATTCTTTGGGCATAGCAGAATTTAAATCTTCGTTTTCTTTCGCTTATTCTCCCTCCTTGGAATCGTCAGATTCACTACAAGTTTGGTCATCATTTCTTTCAGGATTAGCAAGAAAATATTTAATAACTAAATCATTTAATATTCCTAAATCTTTTCTTTCAGTTAATTTGTTACCAAAATAAAATCTAACAGCTTTCACGAAGGAATTTTGTAAAGTTTCCTGTGGGTATCTGAACATGAAAGCTTTTACTCTATCAAATTCTCTTTGAAATGATGTATAGATAGGTTGTTCATATGTTGAACCTATTTCCCGTAGTCGAACTAATTCGTCAAATTCAATTGTAAATTCTACATATTTTTTTGTGAAATATTGAACATTTTCTTCATCCTGAAATTGAGTAGGATCTCCTAATACTGTTATATAATCTTTCTTTGCAAGAGGAGAAACTTTAGTACCAAAAAATCCTTGTGATCTGGCTAATTTTTGAGTTTTAGACATGGGAGAAAGTCTAACATAGACAAATCTAGATAATTGAGGAGGATCTAAAACTTCTCTATTCCCATATACACCACCAGGAGGATTTTGTAAGGCAATAAGACGGAAGAATTTATGCACAGGTATTAATTCTCCATCATTGAATGTATTTTTTACAACAGATTTTTGTCTGAGTAAGGCATCTAGAGGTTCTGTAAGAACGGCTCTAGTTTCTCCTCGTATGAAATTGTATTCATCTAAAACGGTAAGATGTCCTTTTTTAATTCCTATAGGTAAAGTTCCGGGTTTATATCCAAAACCACTTTGTGTAGTGTTGTCTAGAGTTTTAGAACCCATGATTTGATCTGGTTCCATATCGTGACAATTTAGGTAGGATATAGGCCACTTACATTGTTCAGAGATGTAGTCTATCATCTCAGTTTTTCCTAAACCACTCTCTCCTTCTAATAAAACTGGCTGTTTTAAGTTAAGACATACAGCAATTTTTTGCAGTAATAACTCGTCATCTTTTGTAATAATTCTATCTTTTCCTTTACTAACCTCTCCTTCTTTTACTCTAACACTTACTCCCCCGAATGTTTTTATTTCTGCCATTTTCTATAATCTCCCTCTGAAAATTATAAATATTAAAACAAATTAGTTTACCTTCATCCTCTGTACCTAGTGCTTTTTGTAGTCCTTTCCATAAAGTTTCAGGGTTATCACTTATGAGGGGATAACAAGCATCTCCCTCATCTATTAAAAATAATGAGTTTGGATATTCTCTATGCCCTATCATATAGAGTGATTTTATATCTTTTTGTAATATTAAATTTGTGTTAAATGGTAATTCATCTGACATAGATAGTTCTCCTTGTTCCCGACCCGTAACTCTTTATATCCTAGGTAGTTATGAATAGTTCCTAGGAATGTTCTCAAGCTACAATCTCTATAACTCATTGTATTTAAACAGGTTGTGTTTAATTCTTCCAAAATCTTCCATGAGGGCACTACCTCCCTATTATACCACATGATAGTTCCCTAAAAAGAGGGTATAAATATATATAATTTTTTTTATATTTTTTATAAATACTACCACCTGTTGATTGGTTTAGCCCTTTCCGGTTAGAAGAATAATAATTTAGAACTTTCTTTGTTTACAATAACTTTACACAATAGATAGTTCCAATAGTTCCAAAAAATTAAACCTAAGATTACATTTTTCCACATGCTTCGAGGAATTTATCTTTATCAAACCTAGGATTATCCTCAGCTAGACTATGAGCAAAAGCCTCACATAATCTATCATATAAAGCCTCATGTTCTAGATCATAAAATTCTTTCGCATGCATTCCTAAAATATCAGCAATTTGATTGAAATGTTTTTTAGACATGGTAGCCATAATATCCTCTATAAATTCTTCTGGTGCGATTTCTATTTTTTTCCATATACTCATAATTCACCACCAACATTCATAAATAACTTTTTTATTATCTAGGAGAGCTTTTTCTGCTAGGTCACAAAACTTTAGGTCATCTTCATAATAATCTTCTGAGCTATCATTCCCCCAAAAAAATCCTCCTGCTAGGGGTAAGGTTTTATCTATTATAGCTTTTCTTAAATCTTTAATATCTCCAAGGGTTAATTCTAGGGTATCTGGTGTATTCATTCCTTCAGAACCCATATTTTCATGTGTAGGTTCATGTCCTCCTGTTCTCTCAATGAATAAATCATCCATAAAACCCTGTAGATTAGGATGTTTTCTCCAGGTTGCTATAACATTTGTTGAATTTTCATCCTCTATATATGCTGTTTGATCGAGTCCCATTATTTAAATCCTCTCATAAAATTATCACCAAATTGATATTCTGCCATGTCAATCATATAACCTAACATAGCATTTGAGCACTCAGGACTACAAAATGTTCTATCTACGTACCAGTGATACCTATCATTCGGTAGAATTGCAGTCCCACAGGTAAAGCATTTCATAGGTTCATCAGTATCATTAATTTCTTCAGTACAGGTATCAATATCAGCCATTATATTTAACTCCTATTTATCAATAACCATAGATTTATCAGGAGATCCAACCATTTTATCTTTATACCAAATATATAAGGTAAATCTTCCGGTATCTGGTAAGCTTTTAATTAGTTCTTCTTCCGTAGGAAAATCCTCAGTATATCCAAATAACTTTTCCTCATGTCTCTTTTTATCATCTTCTAACCACCACAAGGCTTTCATGTTTTCCTCCTATGAGGGGAAGAGATTGTTAGCCTCTTCCCCAGCTTAGGTTGATAAGATGGTTGCGGGCAAAGCCCTTAGTCGTACTAATCACGTAAGCAAAAATAGAATATGAGAATAGTCCCCATTATCGTAGTTAAAATCAACATTCTAAGTCCTCACCATTTAAAAATAAGTCTGTGTAATGATTGATAGCTTCTTCGTCATCGTGAGATAAGACACTTTTTCTAAGTTCACTAGGAAATATGTTTTGCAGATACTCTTGATCTTCTAAACCTTGTTCAGTTGTCATAATCTAGCCCTCTTATAGGTTAAAGTTTATAGGTAATAGAGTAGAGTAAGGTCAGTGGTTCATGAAGCCACCTCATCCTATTGGCGGATGTGTTCCCATTTACTCTTAAAAGGCACCGCTCGCTAACTACCACTGGCTTGATGCAGTGTTCCGTAAATCTGGGGAGACGCTCACACCTACCTCTATTGTATAAGATTATTTTATTTTACTCTGTAAGCTTTGTTGTTGATTATAGCTAGTTTAATCTTGTGATTGTTCTTATCTACCACTACATCCTTGAAGATATCCCGTTTCTTTGGGACATTTTCTTTCTTTGTGATGTATTCACCTTTAAACAAGTGAATCTTACGCCACATCTTATTACTCAAAGGTATTGACAACATAGGTAATCACCTCCTTCCTAAGATAAGGGTTAATATTCTCTTAATAAGAGGCAGGATATTTTGTATAGTGTTTAGTGGTTGAGAGCTTCTTCAAACGCTTGTGTCATAGTAATTTTACCTGAGGCGATTTTATCCAGAAGGTCTTGAGCTATGGTCTCAGCTTCAACCCCTACAGTATCTGTCATCGCACCAGTAAATATTGCGATACTAGCAGTTCTTACAGATGCTTTTTGTTTAATGTCTGCAGTAGATTCTTTAGCGAGGATATAGTTAAGAAATGATGTTACTTTACCCATACCCTCAGGAGAACCAGACCAAAATGCATCTATAAGAATTTTAACCCATGTCTTACCGCCTTTAGACTTAACAGTATTGAACCATTTTTCAGCTTGAGTAGTATCAATTTCCCGCACAATACCCACTTTTAAACCAAAGTCTTTGTTAATTTTCTTATCCTTTGGATTGACAAGAGGATATGCTACTCCATTATCGTCCAGGTTGTACTTAACAAGAAAACCAACCTCGGTACAACGAGCGAGAGTATCAGTAATATATTTCTGATAATCCTCTACCGTTTCACCTTTTCTTGGTGTACCATCATATTCTTTCCCGAAGGATCGAGCAGACCAGAAACATGGTTTGTATAGAGTATTTTCAGGAGCATTTTTATTCTCATACGAGGTTTTACCCGTATGGCGGATAATAACGCCGTCCATCTTGGCCTCTACAATATTTTCAATAACAGCCATGATATATGTTCCTTTCCAATACCCTACCCCTTATTAAGAGAATATTCTTGATAATCATAAACCAGCTCAAACGCAATCCGTTCTATTGCTATGACCTCAGTCGCTATATGGTCACTGCCCGTTGAGTTGGCATGGCGTTTAGATTCTAGCTATTGACCTCTAGATATCCAAACTTCATATAGAAGTGTCGGCATGTGAGATTCCGACTACATGAGGAGTATCTCATATCCACATTAAAAGATGATTAACTGGGCGTTAAATTATTTTAATATACCAAAGGGGGGACGCTTCGCTGTATATTGTCGGATACAGCGTTTCGGGCAGTAAGCATGCTTATTTCAGAGCGTTGTATCCGGGTAAACATAACGAAAAATGGGGCGGGG